TGGCACTGGCAAGACCACTTTGGCAAAAATTATCGCCGGAAGTGTGGACGCCGATGTTATGTATATAAATGCATCGGATGAAAACTCAGTAGATGCAGTTCGTGACAAGATCAAGCGATATGCATCAACAGTAGGATTTCGTCGTTGGAAAATTATTATCTTAGATGAAGCAGATTACTTGACACCAAATGCCCAAGCAGCTCTTCGCAACTTGATGGAGACATACAGCAAGACAACCAGATTCATTTTAACATGTAACTATGTTGAAAAGATTATTGATCCGATTCAATCTCGTTGTCAGACATTTGCAATTACACCACCCAATAAAACGGATGTAGCAAAGCGCTTGGTGCAAGTATTAGAAGAAAATGAGGTTACATATGATATCAAAGATGTTGCAGCAATTATCAATGCATCATATCCAGATATCCGCCGAGCGCTTAATGCAGCGCAGGCATCTGTAGTTAACGGGCAATTGCAACTAGATAAGGCAAGTGCAATACAGGCAAATTACATGACTGAAATTTTAGCAGTATTGCAAGACTCAAAAGACAAAAAATCTGCATTTGGCAAGATTCGTCAGATTATTGCAGATAGCAAAGTCAGAGACTTTACACCGCTATACACTTTCTTGTTTGATGCCTTAGATGAGTTTGCAACTGGTCACATTGGACCTTGCATTCTGATTATTGCAGAGGCACAATTCAAAGATGCTAGTGTGGTAGACAAAGAAATCAACATAATGGCAATGTTTGTAAATCTATTAGGAGAAATATGAGTAAAATGAATGTGAATATCGGTCCAAATGATATGCAACCGATACAATGCAAAGAATGTGACGGATTATACTTTCGTCAGGTAATGGCAATCAACAAAGTATCCAAATTCTTGACAGGCGGGGACAAAGACACCATGGTACCGGTACCGGTATTTCGTTGTGATGATTGCGGATCTATTCCGGAAGAGTTTCAACCAATTAAAATGAAGAAGTAATGTCAATGCCCTACCACAAAGCTGATGTAACTATTGTGTTCAAAACATCGGCTCGCAGCAATGCAAAAACAAAAATGAAAACACTGCGCAACAAACCGATTGATGATGTGCTGGAACGCAAGATACCTGGTATTCCAGACACTGCAGTTATTTTAGAAATTGGTATGGGTGAATTATTCGAGCAAAAATACAAACAAAAATACAAACTATGACAGACAAAAAGGGTGCAACAATCTTTGATTTCGTTGATGGCGTAACAAGCAAAAAGAAAGAATGGTCCAAATACTCAGAAACAGACCAGTCCAAATTTTCACCGTATATCGTGAACAGATGGCTTTCGATGCGACAGGATCTAGTAGAAATTATCAATGAGTTACAAACATACACAATCGGCCTGTTAAAACCACGCGAAACATATCGGTTATATCATGCACTGTTGCCAGCAAACAAATCGTTTGCCAAATACGTAAAAGGCAAGAAAGACGACAAGTTTACCGACAAACTAATCGCCCAACTTGCAGAACACTATCAAGTCAGCAAATCAGAAGCAACTGACTACGCTGAACTAATGAATCAGGATAGTTGTGCCCGTCTGTTATCCATGTACGGATATACTGAAGCCGAGATAAAAACAATGTGTAAAGGAGTTAGAAAATGAGTGTGAATACACAGTCACATTACAAAGGCAAAGACAGCCTATATAAGTTTGCTGAAGAATGGGGTCTAAATAGCTATGAATTTGATATCATTAAGCGTATTGTTCGTTGTCGACATAAAGGTACCTTCCAGCAAGACCTAGAAAAGACCAAAGACCTAATTGATATTTATTTAAAAGAAAAGTTGTCTAGTTATTTGGATCTTACAAAATAGTATTTTTTTTTTTGCTTATATTTATATTAAACTTTAAAGGTATATTATGAAAAAACTTAAAGATATCTTAGCAGAAAATATGCGCAGATTTCATACTAAAAATTTAAATGAAAACGATGGATTAGATCCAGCATTAACAAAAAAATATTACTGTCAACGACTTAGTCTTGATAACATGTCCGCGGAATTTTGGGGAGATGATATCGATGAAGCATTTTATACTGATGATGCATCTGATATCATTATGATTACTGATAAATTTATTGAATGGTTTAATGACAATTCAATTCAAAAAGCTCAAGATCTGAGACCAGGCGAAGAAGATCTAGATCAACTAGAAGTTCTTAGGAATTTTCCAATTGATCAGCTGCAACGCGCTTTAAAACTCTTTAAAGTTAATCGTAACAATACACAAGCAAAAAATGCTATTCAAAACTTAATAAGTGGTTTGTTTGATGATATGGATATGTAAAATTAAATAACTAATTTAAGTGCTAGCAGCAATGTTAGCACTTTTTTACTGTTCGGTTGTTTTCTAATAAAATTTTTCATATATTATATGTATGAAAACCGGAAACTATATCAATCCTATCTATAAGTTATCTTTGCGAGATGCTGACACAGTGCCTCGCAAAATTTCTTATTCTCAATGGTCCATGTTTGAACGATGTCCTCGTCAGTGGAAACTTTCTTATATTGATGGTCTCGCACCATTTCAGTCAAGCATAGACACTTGCTTCGGTACTGCATTTCATGAAACTTTGCAATACTACTTGACCGTGTTGTATACCGAATCAGTTAAACAGGCAGATGCTTTAGATTTCCGTAGCATACTTACAAACAAGCTGCGTGAAGAATATGCCCGCAATGTAGCAGATAGCAACGGCGAACATTTTTCAAATCCATTGCAGATGGCAGAATATCTTGAAGATGGTGTTGCTATTTTAGAATGGTTCAAGAAACGACGCAAACAATACTTTTCCACAAAGGATTGGGAATTGGTGGGCATTGAAATTGAATTGTGCACACAAGCATCCACAAAGAATCCGTCTGTGTATTGGTATGGGTTTATCGATGTAGTATTGCGCCATGTGCCAAGCAACAAGATTTATATCCTAGACATCAAAACCAGCCGCGCTGGTTGGAATAAGTATCAAAAGTCAGACAGCATCAAAGCAGCTCAGCTGGTTGCATATAAAAATTATTTTTCGGCACAGTTTGGAACTCCCGTTGAGAATATCGACGTAGAGTTTTTCATAGTGAAACGCAAATTGGTTGAAGAGTCCATGTTTCCACAAAAACGTATCCAGCAGTTCAAACCAGCAGCTGGCACAGTTACTCAGCGCAAAGTGCAGAAGCAGATTGATGAATTTGTGACTTCATGTTTTGATGCAGACGGCAATAAGAATGAAACTCGCGAATATCTTGCAATATCCGGTAAAGGTGATAAAAATTGCAAGTATTGCCCTTTCAAAACAGATTACGCAAATTGTGCTCGAGAAGGTAGGATTCGCGAATAATATTACATATATTAAGATATGATCCGATACGAACATAAGCATACATACGTATATCAGTTTGAATTGCAAAAGCACAAGTCACACAGTTATGGATTTCAGAAATGTGAATACACCTTGCTAACGAATATCACTGATCCAAATTGCAAAGCAAACAGACAACTATTAGAATCTATGCTTCGAACCGTATACGGACATATGCCCAAAGGTGTTAAATTTTCACACGAAAAAGTAAAATGACAAAAGTAGCAGTTATTGGAAATACGGGTTGGCAGAATCGCAGAAAGATTCAACAAACTTTGCAAGAATTGAAACAGCGATTTGCAGATGAGCTTATTATCATCGGCGCCGGAGGTACTGAGGGCGCAAACAGTATGGTTAGAAAGTATGCCATTGAATTTGCAATAGAATACAAAGAATACAACCCGTCATTTTCAGGATACAATTTATATTCAGCAATGCCAGAATCGTATTACGGCAAAGCATATCACTTTTCACAACTGCATCATCGAATGAAACTAATTGCAGAGCAATGTGATTACATGATGATTTTGACAAATGAAGATGCATTGGATCCAGTACTAAAAACTGCATATACCAATGTGAATAAGTTGAACAAACCGGTGGTTATTTTAGGATGATCATATTTATAATAAAGTTATAAGGAATAATAAATGGAGTTACCAAAGTTACAAAAGATTGACCCTAACAAGCCTGCAAAAAAGAAAATTCTGTTGTTAGCAGATGATTTTCGTCTTCCATCAGGTATTGGAACTGTCAGCAAAGAAATTATTTTCAACACAGTCAAAGAATTTGATTGGATTCAATTAGGCGCAGCATTGCATCATCCGGATGCCGGCAAAGCATTTGATCTATCTGCCGAGGTAGCTCAGGAAACAGGTGTGGAAGATGCATCTGTTAAACTAATTGCATGGAACGGATATGGAGATCGCAACATCTTGTTTGCAATCTTAAATCAAGAACAACCAGATGCAATTCTTCACTTTACAGATCCTCGTTATTGGACATGGTTGTATGCATTAGAGCATGAAATTAAAACCACATTCCAAATTCCAATTACATACTATTCTATTTGGGACGATCTACCTTATCCTATGTGGAACGCACCTTTTTACGGTAGCTGTGATATGATTATGGGAATTAGCAAACAGTCAGACAATATTCACAGAGAAGTGCTAAAACAGAACGGATTTAGTGTTGTAGATTATGATGACGGAGTTATTCCACAAAATTTAAAATGGAACCAAGTACTTACTGGTTTCGTTCCGCACGGATTGAATCATAACACATTCCAACCAATGCACCATTTAGATCCTGCATATGTTTCAATGTACACAAAGATCAAAGAAGAAAATGGTGTTGATTTTGTAGTGTTCTGGAATAACAGAAATATTCGAAGAAAACAGCCAGGAGATGTAATCCTAGCATTCAAACACTTTGTAGATCAACTCCCAACGGACAAACAACGCAGAGTTGCATTAGTAATGCATACACAAGCAGTTGATGAAAATGGAACTGATTTACGTGCAGTAGCAAAGACATTAGCTCCAGATTGTAAAATTATATTCTCCGAGCAAAAGATGTCAGCACACGATCTTAATGCAATGTATAACGTAGCAGATGTTGTGGTAAACATTGGATCCAATGAAGGTTGGGGACTTAGTAGCACAGAAGCAATTTTGTCAGGAACACCTATCATTAACAATGTTACCGGTGGTTTGCAAGATCAATGCGGTTTTGTAGATGATAATGATGAATGGATTCGTTTCGATGGTACATTTTCAACTAATCACACAGGTAAA